TCTTTAGAAAGCGCGTTTCCATCATTTAACAGCGATTGACAACCAATAAGGTTGCCAGCGGATTTGTTCTTACCTCCAATGTTTGTTAAAAATGTGGATTACATTAACCACCAATAAAAAAGCCCCTCAGATGGCTTGCCAACATCTTCAGGGCTTAATACCTTACAAAAGGTAAATTTCTTAAAGCTGGCAAGCTAAGCCACAAATATAGTAATTTGATTTAAAACATAAACAAACATTTTTTACTCTAAACTTGTGAGTATTCAAAAGAGTTGTATATTTGACGTATCAATTAAAACAAACAAAGAAACAGAACAATGAAAACAATAAACGGAACATACAACAAGACTACCACTCTAATTGAAACAGAGGTTTCAGTAATCAACGGAGTTATTACCGAAGGAAACTCTAAGGTTAAAAGTTTTAGAACTAAAAAGTCATTTTTTGACTACATTGAAGGGCAAGATTCTTGTCAAATTAAGGTTACTTCAAACCTTAACGGATTCGTTAAGAAGATGGAAGATTTAGGCTTTGAGTGCGATGTTGATAATAGCTTCGGCTTTGATTGGGAGAGTCAAGTATTTTGCTGTAAGTAATGAGTTACGCAATAGAAACGCTTGAAAAAGAGAAGCGGCTAATAGACGGATGTCTTACTGGTTTTGATAAAGTCAAATATTCGGAAGCATTTAAACGTCAAAAACAAAAATCTCAAGAACTACAGAAATCAATTGAATTATTAAGAGCCTCAAATTAGGGAGGCTTTTTTTTACCTTAGAAACAAAATAACAAAACGCTATTTATAAACAAATGAGAAAGACACTACACGAGTTTGTTGTTGAGCAATCGAGTAAATACATAACCCAATTAGGTGTAAATACCCAAAGATTCGCAGGGGAAGTTTTAAATTACACGTATATAACCAAGCGCAGACCTAAGTTGAGTTATTTTGTTCCTTGCGATGAAGCTGAATTGCCTATTTATAAACCTGAACAAAGTTCGTTTAATATGCTTAATCCAAAAATGGTTAAAGAGTTTGAGCGAGTTGATAAGCAATACCAACAAGCACTATCACGAGTTATTTTTAAGGGAGATTGGCAAATTAAAGAAGTGCCTAATCAATGTCTTCTGTTAAAAGACAAAGGCAATTATTTGTTTTTCAGCAAAGTAACAGGTAGAATTTTTGACTGCAACAGGTACGAAATAACCCGAATAGAAGACCTACCAAAAGAAATCGAATTTAAAGAAGATGTGATATGAAAACACCAAAACACTACCAAATCAAATGACAATCCTTGCAATAATATCAACATCAATCACTCTTGCAATAATTGTGATAGACATTCTAAATTCAGAAACAAAATGAAGTACCAAAACAAAGTCAGAATTATTGAAATTCTTCAAGAGTATGGAAGAATGATTGGCAACTCATCAGAGGAAATTGAGGAGCTTGTGAATGAAGTTCGAGTCATAGCAACATACAAGATGGATTCAAGCACCGACAAAGCAATCAGAAACCAAATGAACAAGTTCTGTGCTTTGCTCGACTATGAACCAACTCCAGAGAACAACAGAATCAGACTGACTGACAATGTTGCCCGGAGAGATGCAGTTGCAAGGCTTATCTTTGACCAATTCATTGAAGATTATCCAAGAGCAGTTGTTGTTGTTGGAGAGTTCTTTGGCAAGGACAGAACAACAGGTATATCAATGAACAAGCGTTCAATGAACAGGATGAATACCAATGATAAAATTTTCAAGTACTACTATGAAAAATTGGTTGTATCTTACAATTTAGAAGCAGCGTGATGACAACAAGGAACTCAACAGATGCTCAACTTAGAGGAGACAAACTCAAGCAGTTTCTCACAAGAGCAACATTTGCAATGTATCTTTCATCTGCTATCTTAATAGCTTTATTCTTCGCAATAACTAAAAATTGATAAATGGCAAAGAACGGAAACATACATCCAACAAGAATTTTCAAAACTCCTCAAGAGCTTCTTAATGCTTGGCAGGAATACAAGAAAGATGTTGATGAAGAAGCATCCAAATGGTCAAAAGTGCAATATGTTGGAAGAGATGGAGAAAGAGTCACAGATAATCCTCCAATGCCTTATGATTTAGATGGTTTCTTCGCTTGGTATCTGAATAAATACGGACAATACATTCATCAATATTTGAAACAACCGGAGAGTTATGGAGATGACTTCTTGTCTACCGTTACGCATATAAAGGCAGAACGAGACAACAACATCAAGACAGGAGTTCTTACAGGTCACTTCAATGCAAGTATGGGAAACCGAATTGTTGGACTTGCGGACAAGCAGGAAACAAGCACAACTGCAAATGTGAAACTATTGAACATCAATCCTCTTGGAGATGTGGAAACAAACGACAGCACTTCGTAAAATATCAGCACTCAAGAAAAAGATTTGGTGCATTCGCGGAGGTCAAGGCTCTGGAAAGACAATCTCTCTTCTGATGGTTCTTATAAATCACGGATTAAGAACTCCAGACCAAGAAATCCTCATTGTATCAGAAGAGTTGACCAAAATGCGGTTAACAGTTATCAAGGACTTCAAGAAAGTAATGAAGTTGGCAGGAGTTTTTGAAGAGTCAAGATTCCTTGCAGAGACACTTTACAAAGCACCAAACGGAACTTTCTTCAAGTTTATTGGTCTTGACAAGTCAGACATTGGAAAGGGTTTGAGGTCAGACATCGCTTTCTTCAACGAGGTCAACAAGGTTGATGTCGAGTCTTATAGGCAAATTGCATCAAGGACAAAAAGAGTTTTAATGGACTACAACCCGGATGCTGAATTTTGGGTTGATACTGACATCAGGACAAGAGAGGACTGCGACTTTCTGCAATTGACATTTGAGGATAATGAGATGCTCCCAAAGGAGGAAAGAGAGGAGATTCTCAACTATAAGAAACAAGGTTACAATGAGGATGGAACTGTAAAAAACAGCTATTGGGCAAACATCTGGAGGGTTTACGGATTGGGAGAAATTGGAGCATTGGAGGGAGTTGTCTTCTCTAATTGGTCAATCATTGATAATCTGCCAAAAGAAGCAAAGCTCGAAGGTTATGGACTTGATTACGGCTACACCAACGACCCAACAGCCTTAATTGCCGCGTATACTTACAACGGAGGGAGAATCTACCATCAACTGATTTATGAGACAGGACTGTTCAATTCAGACATTGCCCGGAAGATGCAAGAGAAAGGAGTTTCAAGTTCGTCTCCAATTTATGCAGATTCAGCAGAACCAAAGTCAAATAATGAAATCAAACAGAAGTTCAAGTTCAATGTGATTGGTGCAGAGAAGGGAAAGGATTCTGTTCAATATGGTATCTCTGTAATGCAAGAGAATCACTTCAAAGTCACAAGACAGAGTTCTGAATTGATAAACGAGTTGAACAGTTATTGTTGGTCAAAAAACAAATCCAATGTTCCAGAGGACAAGAATAATCACGCGATTGATGCTGCAAGGTACTTTGAGACAATGAAGCGAATACACAAGCCTAAACGAATTAGAAGCAGCACCTTCAAGTAAAAATTCGTTACTTTGCAATAACTGCAATTCAGTTAGTATGTACGTGATTCAAGTCAATATCAATGGAGCTTCTCACAAGAAGAGCATTCCTCAAAATTGGGAGGAGGTTCAATTTGTTGATTTTGTGAATGCGATTGCAGAAGACAAAAGAGAAAATGTCAATGGAGTTCTCTCTGCTCTTACCGGGATTCCTCAAGATGTTCTTGAAGCACTACAACCTTATGACAGGAGATTCATTGAAACTCAATGCAGTTTCTTCTGGAACACAGCACCAAAGAAACAAGGGCTTCCTTCTGACTTTGTACAGGTTCAAATTGAAACAGATACTTGGCAGAAGTTAATTGACTGCGAACAAGAGTTCAAGAGAGTTGCAGACTTAGACCTTCCAGAGATTGCCGCAGCTCAAATGATTGTAAACACTTATGCAGGAGTTGACTTGAAGGCAATGAAAGTTCCAGAAGCTCTTTCATATTGGGATTTTTTTTTCTCCAATTCATTGATTGGCAAAAGAGATGGGAAGACTTGTATAAGAGCAAACCAAATGAGAACGAGATTGCAGCAGGTATTGAGAGAATCCAATCCTTTGGTTGGTTTGCGACTCTTTACGCACTTTCAAAGGGAGATGTCACGAAATTCGACAAGATTCTTGACAAGGAAGCCAATGTCATCTACTCAACTTTACTACTTGAAAAGGAACAGGCTGATTATGCCGAAAATCTACGCAAGTACAATGAGTTTATCAACAACAATAACAGCAAATGAATCAACCAACAGTAAAGGATTTCAGACTAATTGAAGCAATAAACAAGGCAAGTGAAAGAGCAGTTGAAAGTAATACCAACAGGAAGGATTCTAATCAGAAAACTTCAAAGAAATGACCTTTGTGGATGTCAGTCTGGACTTAAATTCAAGAACTGCTGCATCAATAAGCAGGGCAAAGGAGCCAGAGTTGAACGAAAATACTACCAAAGAAGATGACATTCCAACAGGTACTTGATATGGTCAGAGACACAGCAGAAACTGTGAATCCAACAGGCACTTTTGTACACGGAAGAAACTCCGATGCTGCAAATGCTCAAGACTTACCATATCCAAGAATCCATCTTTATCCATTCACACAAGAAAGAGACCCAATTGACGATGAGAAGAGAACATCAAATCTGTTGATGTCATTTGTTGATGTTGACTCTGGAGAACAAGACGCAAATGAAAGAGAAACAATCATTTCAAATATGGATGTTCTTGTTGATGCTTTCATTGCTCAACTTCAATCTGATTATGAGAACAGCGTAGAGTTTAGCAAAATAAGGACAGAACCACAGTATCAGGTACTTGAAGGAGTTTCCGGTTATTCACTTGAATTGAACATCAAGACTCAAGTTGAATGCTAAACCCTACGGAGCAAATAATACTGAAGAACTTTGCAGAGAGATTGAAGTCTGATATTCAGAAAGCAATCAAAACAAAGAAGGTCACAAAGTTTGGTGCCGTCAACTCATCTGGAAGATTGCACGATTCCGTAGAAATCAAGTACACAGATACAGGATTCAAGATTCTTGCCAATGATTACATTGAGGGATTGATTTATGGTGTAAAGCCGGGAGAGTCAAAAGCAACAGTTGGACAGATTGAGAGTTGGATAAAGGAGAAACCTATTCAATCAAGCATACCATCAGGAACACTTGCAGCAATGATTGTGAGAAAGCAGCAAAAAGAAGGAAATATGGTATGGAGAACTCATCAAGGAGCAAACTCTGGACTACTCACAGAAGCACTTGAGGAGGGTAAATTTGATTCATTCATTGAGTTGATTGCATCAGCATCTGTTGAGAGATTGAGTGAGGATGTTGTCAAATCATTTGAAATAACAGTTTAGCAAATGGCACTAATTGAACCACCAATTTGGAACTCTGCACACAGAGAAATCAAGTATAGATATACTTATCCCTCACAAACATACTTCTCATCAGGAGACGATGGAAACGGAAAGTTGGTTCTTGTGATTGGAGCAGCCGTTTCTCAAGAAGTTTCTGTTGGCCAAAGAGTTGTAATTGAATCGGGTATCAATGCAGGAAGTCACTCAATCACATCAGTAACAACAGCAACAGCACCTTCATTTGGCTCAATAACATTAGATGCTGATTATGTTGGAGGAGGTTCTGGATATTTCATTCCATTGTCAAACGTGAATGTCGAACTTTGGGCAGGTTATGAGTCAGGACATCCCGGCAATGCAGATATTCCATTAAGTAAGATTGCAGATATTGTTGGAGTTCCTGCTCTTGAAACATACGCAGACATCAAGGTTCAAGGATTCTTGAAGTCACTATTCAAGAAGATTGAATCTCCAAGAATCGGAGTTGATTTCAGAATGTCATCTCCTTTCTATTTGGTCATTGATGGAACAACCTACTCAACAAGATATTGCTTAAATGGAGTATTTGAATCAGCATCTCTCAATAATTTTGACAATGATTTTGAAATCTTGAACGCAAGAACTCCAATCTTCTTTGAGAACGGTAAAACAATTTATTCAATGCTCACAGGAAGGACAGCAGACGATAGGGGAAGACATATTCTCAATGTAGTAACTGCAAACGGAGACTCAACCATTGGAGGAGTTGGATTTGATGCAGTAGAAACAACTTTCACAATAGCTTAGAAATGGCACTATCAAGGAGATATGCGGTAAGAGATGCAGGAACGATTGTTGACGAAATTGAGTCAGACGATGGATTGCATTATTACACTTACGGAGCTTTACCGGATTGGTTTGAAGCAGAACCATTCTACACAGGTTCAACAGAACATTATCCAACATTCTCTTTCACTCCTCCAGAAGGAACTCTTGGAAGTTGGTTGATTCTCTGTTCAAAAAAGTTGATTTCTGACAACTCTCTTATTGACTTTGGAGGAATTGCAATTGAAGTTTCTCCTCTTGGAATTGTCAAACACAAGCACTCGATTTGTTACACAACCAATCTTGTATGGCTTGACCCATCAGGAGGGTTTGAAACTTACATTTTCGAAGGAAAGCAACAAGCATTCCAAGACAAAGGAAAGACATCAACATTCAAGGACTCTGACAACATCAAGAGACAGCACAGAAAAGATGAAATTCATCAAGGAATAATTCTCTCAACAGGTAATGTTTCAAGAGTCCATTCTGACTTCATTGCGGATTTAAACAAATCAATTCAAGCATTCTTGTGGACAGCAGAAGGAGAGTTTCTTCCAATACTTGTTGAATCAAAGGAGTTTAGAAAACCATTAGCAGGAGAACCATACTCAAGGTATGAGATTGAGTTCCGATATGCAGAAGAGGACATCATTCAAACTCAATAGATGAACGCACGTTTGTACATCAATTATCAAGAGGTTGAGCTTTCAAAGAAAGACTTGATTGTTCTCTCTTTGGGAGTTAATCGGTTAACTGACATTCAGACAAGGCAAGGACACTATTCAAACACGTTCAATCTTCCAAAAACAGCAACAAATCTTGAGATTTTTGGACATCCAAATCAATTGAACAGCCTTGATACAAAGAGGTATGAAAGACTTGTTGCTTGGATTGAGAGTGATGGAGTTCAAGTTGTGTATGGATTTGCAGAGTTAAAGTCAACACAAGGAAACCTTCAGGTTGTTGTCAAAGGAGGAAACTCTGATTGGATAACTCTGATGAAAGACAAGAAATTGTCTGACTTGAATCTTAGAGATTTAGACCATAATCACACAGCTTCAGTTGTTCAAGCAAACAGGTTCAATGATTATTCAGATGGATTTGTTTATCCAGATATAGACTATGGCCAACTTCAAGGAGAGAAGGAAGAGAATGCTCTTTGGTACTATTTCAAGCCTTCAATATTTGCAAAGAGACTGTTTGAGCAATGCTTCACAGATATTGGTTTTAGTTTGAACAAGGACATTCTTGACAATGATGACAATTTCAAGAAGATGGTTATTCCTTACTCAAATAAGCAGAGACTTCATTCTGAAGAATGGGAGGACAACTTCAAGTTCAAGGTTAATCTTGCAACAATGGCAACATCAACAGCCAATTACAAGAGGATTGAACTCTCATCTGTTGATTATGACAATGGAAACAACATTGATTTAGCAGGTAACAAATACGAACCAAACGAACCAATCAATCTGCAAACTTTCAAATTG